GATACCCACATTCTTGTGCTTGACGTAAGAAATGTAGGATGCAAGTTTCTTCACCTTGAGTGAAATTAACTCGGTTGAGTGTGTAGTTCATTTTGATTCAGAAGTGTGATTCAGAGGTGTCAAGGTGTGTTCCTTTGACTCTTATAGAATACATGATTCTGACCGTTGTGCCAGAATCATGTGCCACCTTATCAACTGGTTCAACAACCTCCCCTTTCTTTACTATTAAGACCCAAAGTCTCATCGAACTGAGTGACAGTAACTATCTCACCAGTTGTTGTAAGATAGTCGGTCTGAATGTAATCGTGAGTAACATTAACTTGACCCACGATTGTTGCAGTTGCTATCAGAAACTCAAGCATCGGTTTGCTCCAACAACTCAGGATAATAATCCTCTACTTCAGTGATAAGTTCTTCTACGGTATAATTATCAAGATTTGCGTCAATCGTATCATATACAAACTGTTCCATAGTTTTCCAATCCATTCCATCAACAATCATGTTGATGTATGCTTCCTGAAGTGAATCACGGTCAATGATGTTGTCTTTAGTCATTGTCATTTAGTGGGGAAGTTTTTGCAGACGGCATCACACAGGATGCGGGTTAATTCTTCTACTTCAAAAGATCTAACATTACTACCACATAAGTATGATTCAACAATAGAATCAATGTCCTCCATGAGTTGTTCTCGGGCAGTCAACATTTCAAGTTGATCCATCATTTTTGTGTGAAGATGTGTTTTGATGAGTGACATTTTACTCGGCCATAGTTAGATTCTCAAATTCAAGTTGATCGCAGCAAGAATCATCATCATGAAGATCGATCATTTCGGTATCAGTGAGGCAAGTAAGTTTGCCGAAGAGAAAGTCAATAAATTCGTGATCTTCTTTAGAAAACATGGGGTAAACTCCTTTGACTCTTTAATAATACATGAAAACGGGGTCCGTGGGGAGAATGGTAGACGGTTTGACCAACTGGCACAAAGGTTATTGATGATAAAAAAGGCAGGATTAACCTGCCAATTTGTATCTTTCAATGTCACGAAGTACCTGTTTCCAACCATAACGATCAGATGGAGTTTTGGAAGTTGGTAACTTTTTTCTGGTCACAGAATGAATATAAATTCTGTGCTTTCCTGTTTCTCGGTATACTTCAAAACCAAGACTTTTGAGGTGCTTTTGTAACTCTCTGGGTTTCATAATAAAAAAAGAAAAGAAGGGCGATTGCCCTTCAAATAAGATGTCCGTTTTCTTCCAACATACGGAAGAAACGCCAAGTTGTCTGCTTGCTAAAGCGAGACATTTCTTTCAAAGTAACATTTGTTTCTTCTAATGCTTGGCAAATAAAAGAACAAATGTCATCAGAGTTCCAGCGTTCGAAACCATCCATTTTGTCCATGATGTCGAAAACGAGTTCGCGGTCATCATAGACTGCGGCGGATGCCTCAGCAGGAGTCAGCATAGGATTCGATTGTTAAGGTGCGTTGCGGGCGGGTCTCCCCTCCACTCCTATAAGATACCGCACCCCGAAACCCCGTGCGGTATCGGTTGATACCAAATGGAAAATCTCTTTGAGTCTCTTGCGACTCGACTCAGGAGCAGAGGAGCAGACTCAGGAGCAGACTCAGGAGCAGACTCAAACCGCCCCAGTGATAGCAAGGGTTCTCAAAGTATAAACAATGGATTTTCCTGCATTTTGGTTCGAGACGGGTGCTAGGTCATCCAATCTGGTCCCGATGCGGAAAAAACCTTAAATGATGCTAACCTCCGATAATAGGGTTGACTCCTATCACTTTAGCCCTAGGATTGCGGGCAGTTGCTGTGTCTCTTGCATCACGATGTGAGCTGGCATAAACTTCCTCTGTGAAAACTTTACCACCAACGTAAAGCTTAACTTCCCATTTCATAGTGTTTGAAACTCCTGTGCTTCCTTCACATCAGAATCATAATACTTTCGGATGATGCTGTTAATGTATGGATACCAGGGTTCATTACTACTTGGATACCCACATTCTTGTGCTTGACGTAAGAAATGTAGGATGCAAGTTTCTTCACCTTGAGTGAAATTAACTCGGTTAAAAGTGTAACCAGTGTTCATGATTTCAAACAGAAGGAGTGACAGAGATTTCTTTAATGTTTAATCCACAGAGTTGATTGTAGACCCGATTGCTAATAAGATCACAGGCACGGATTGCTTTTGATTTCTCATGCCAAATGGTCACACATCCATCGTTGGTTTCAACTCGAACTCGGTAGTTTTTCATGAGTTTCAGTTAAGAACGTAGCAATAATCAATGGATTTTACAGACCAACCCGTAGCAGATGTGATCTCTTCAACTAAATCATCAGCATCACATGCTTCCCAGGTTGTTGACATCGTTTCGTCAACTATTTCACGTTTGTAATCATCAGTGAGGAAATCATCTATTGTATCTCCGTCACCAATATCATCGGTGAAATCAAACTCAATTTCAGTGACTTGGAATTGCATCGGTTTGTAGATAGAAAGTTTGCGAAGTTGTTTGATAGTGTCAGCGAACATAGAGATAACCTCCTGCCCAATCAGCACGGGCAAAGCATTGCTCACGGGATGCGATGTTCAGAAGATTGAAGCGGACAATCTTTGCGGGTGCTTTCCATGATGCTGGTTTGAAAACTTCACCAGTTTTCTTATCAACGAAAGCATGGACACTTTTGCTTTGAGATTCGGTCTCCATCACAATTTTGTGATACTTACGTCCACTTTCGATGTAGAACTTGTAGGGATCAGAGTTAGGATGACGACGAGTGAAATCATCGGTCAGACACTCACACAACATCAACGTGCATTTACGCACGTTAAGTTGAATCGTGTTGCGTGCATCTTGCGTGGCAACGTAGTCAGCGAAGGATTGTGAAGTCATGTGCTGTTCCTTTGACTCTTATAGAATACAGGAAAACGGGATCAGATCAACAGGGTGTGTGCCACTACCTCAACTGGCACAGTGGAAGCGACTATTGTTAAAGTTTGCATGAGAGAATCCTGCTCGGTCAACTAGTTTGAACACACCATAATCATTCACGCGAACATAACCTTCGCCATCACAAATGTCATCGCCAATGAAACTTAGCGGACCATCATCACGGCACAGAAACAACATATCATCCTTGATTGACTTGACAAGTTTCCACAATCGAATCAAGTTTGGGTCACAGTCAAAGTCATTGTCATTCACGGAAAAATTGTTACGAATACAATGATTGATGTTTTTCTTCAATCGGGCAGCATGTTTATCATTCACGAAGTCTACCAGCGTGGACATCTGCCGTGCGAAAGCTACAATCTCATCAAAATCTTGATCAAGTTGCTGACACTCTGGTTTGATAAACTTGACCCTAGATGTATCATCAGGGCAGTCAATCATCGGAGATGCAATAGCATCGCGCAGGTCATGTTCAGCAACATAAACTGTGTGCGGTGCGATGATTACATCCTGTTCAATAATCTCCCTAAAGCAGTAAGTAATCGTATTGGGGCAGTAAGTGTCACTACCACCAAACCCAATAAAATCACCTTGAGCAATCCAATCGATGCGAGGAAGTGCATCGAAACAGCGATGCAAAATATCAGCGACGTTGCCAATGTGATTAAGATCAATCTCTTGATGGGAATGGTTGATCTTGATTTTTTTCTTGTTGAAGACACTTTTTGTACCTACAAAGAATGTACCAGTGGCAGGATCTGTGCCCCACACAATAGCAGGAGCACCATCAATCTTGACCGAAAGATGTGATTCAGCAAGGAACCAATCCAATACAGAAAGATCACCCGTCAGGATAGAATCTTCGGGATGTTCGATGTGTGTGTTTTTCATGATTACATCATTGCATAAAAAAGAGGGGTTTTCAACCCCTCCTGTGCCACTTCTCAAACTGGATCAGCAGGCGAGTGCTCCACTTGGAATCTCAACAATCTCAGGATCATTATCATTGAACTCGTTCATATCGTAGCAGACCCATCCTGCACTGGTGAAAACATAGGAGTATTCTTCACCATTAGACAGGAAATCATTCATACTATTGTCATAACGAGGAGGGCAGTCTTCACCGCGTTGTGAGTAGTATTGAGGACCATATTCTTCAACCTCAACATTTTCAGTCACATGTTCTGCGACTTTCTCACCAGTCCAACGATCTTTTGTCCAAGCGCAAGACATGTCGCCGCCATCAATCAGATCTGCTGCCTGTTCACGAGTTTTGTAATGTGTGTTCAGGATGCGACCCAACCACTGCGGATAACCATCCCAGTGATGATAAGCAGACAGAATAGATCCGTCTTTAAGTTCAATGCCGATGCGGGAACGAGTTGCCATAATCAGAGAGAATGTGTGAGAGGCGGGGATCAGTTTGTCGATCCCACTTATTGTTGTGCCTCTCGGTGTGTTGTGTCGGGTCTCCCCTCCACTTCTTTAATATACATGGATCTGGACCCCGTGGGGAGATCAGTGGACACTTTAGGTGACTGTCACACGGTCGGTCTTGTAAAGCAGGATTTCTTTAGCTTTTTTAGCAGCAAATCCATCCTCTGTTTTCTTCCTACGACCCGCAGTGTATGTTATATCAAAGTAATGAACATTCATCGACCTTGATTGATCCTCAAACCAGTCATCATCTGCTCGGTTAGCAACAAAAACTCTTTTTTGTTTATCGGCAAAGTCCAGCAGGTCTGTCAGTGCATCATCCCCAAACCCGTTACCATAATCTGCGAAACTATCTCGATATGGAGGATCAAAGAAGAAAAATCCATTATCATCATCATTCACGGAATCTTTCCAATCACCAGACAAGATAGTGACATTTTGTAGAGCATTGTGCCACCAAGAGAGAACATTTCTATCGTAAACCTTATCCTTTTGGTTCAGCAATCCTGATGGTGTGCCATATCTCCCGTTGGTATTTTTGTTCAGTTGGTAGATACCATTGAACCCAGTCTTCATCAAAAAGTATAGCGTTGCTGCCTCAAATGTCTTGCTCCATTCTTGATAGTTCCAGGCATGAAGATGTCGAATATCGAAGTAAAACTTCTTGCGATCATCTTTGCTCAGTGGCAGATACTGAGATTCAAGACTATCCAGGCGTTGTTGAAACTCACCCAGGTTAGTCTTGATCTCTCTGTAGATATTCATTACATCATCATTGATGTCATTGATGACCACATTCTTAGGTTGATAGGTGTTCATCACATGGACAAACATTGCACCACCACCGAAGAATGGTTCATAGTATGTTTCAAAGGAAGATGGCATGAAAGGTGCATAATGTTTCAATACACGAGTCTTACCACCTGCCCAGATGAATAATGGTTTCATACAGCAGATTGAGGGAAGAGGGTGTTAATGCGCTCACAGATAGTTTCTATCATTATAGTATTGATTTGTTGCTTTGTAAAACAATCTGTGTTCAAATATGCGCTGTTGTCGCCTGCATTATATTGGTCGAATCCTTCCAGGTGAGCAACACTCAGAGCTTTGCCAATCTGACCATCATCGTATGCACCTTCACCAGTGCAAAAAGTGACGTAACTAACATCAGGATTGATCTTTCGGCAGATATAGTTATTCTTGAACCAGCGTTCGATAGCATTACCTCGGTCCTGCTGTTTCTTACCTTCAAACACAGCAATCAGGACATCATTATAGAACCATGCACCACCATCGGGTTCACATGCACCTTTACCACCAGGAATCTGATCCTTCCTAAGTTTCTTTTGCAGTGTAAGTTCTGGATATATCTTCTTCAGTTCTGCATATACATCTTCCTTTTGATGCTTACATTGCTCATCAAGTTTGCGAGCGCGAGCATCAGTTGCAACCGTTCCGTTTTGAATACCACCGTTAAAACGTTTCATCGTCGGATCTCAGAGATAGCGGGTTGACCTTTGTGGAAGACAGTATCAACAACTGCCTGCACCTTGCGAGCGGTGCTGATTCCAACAGAATCATAGGTGGGAATACAGACAAGTCCAAAGGTCTTGTGACAGTCTCCCAACCGGATCACCCGACCGATAGACTGACTGATACCAATATAGTCCATGTTACGCATGAAGATAACTGCCTCCAAACCTGACACGTTAATGCCTTCAGACAGAATAGAGTGGTGGATGACTACAAACTTCTTGGTGTCATCTTTGCCCCAGGTGTTCAGTGTCTCGAAGAACTTTTCACGATCAACTTTCTTGCCGTCGATGATTGCGCCAGTCTTAGATGTGATCGTCATCCAGGAATAGCCCCGCTTAGTAATCTCCAGGCAGAAATCAGACTGAGAAATAAGACCCATGATCTGCTTAGTTGTGCGAGCACAGATCAGAGTTTTGTCGATGTTGTTGTCATCGATAGTTTCCAGCAGGTTGTCAGCATCCTCAGCATACATGACCTTGCGACCTTTAATCACAGGCAGTTGCTTCACAACAACTTTAGGAGGAAGAATGTAACCACCATCAACAAGTTCAGGAGCAGGAACATTCACAAGAACTTGACCATAAACAGACCAGTTCATGCCTGGTTTCTTAGGTGTCAGGGAATGTTTAGGAGTTGCAGTGTAGAAATAGCAGCGATCTGCGTTCTCTGCAAAGAACTCAGTGGCAGGGAAGAAGTTCTTCTTTACGCTGTTATGTGCCTCATCAAAGTAAATAGTATTTACCTCAATATCAGCATCAACGATACGCTGAAGAGAGTTGTAAGAGGTGAAGATAATAACATTCTCACCTGCTGTCCGTGCAGTGGCAGCAAACATGTGAATTTTGTCTGCTTTGGTGCTACTGAAGTGATGAGTCTCACCACTGTGAACGTGCATAATGTGAGTGTTGGAAGTATCAATAACCTCCAAGAACTCAGAGCACAGTTGTTCTGCCAGCAAAATGCGGGGAGCAACAACAACTGTGGTGGTGCCGTTGTTGATAGCATCGTGACGACGCTGAGTATCAACAATCATGGTCAACGTTTTACCACCACCAGTAGGCACAATAATCTGACCTTTGTTGTATGCAAGCATACGATCAAGGATGCGTTCTTGATGTGGACGAAGGGTGAGCATGTGTGTTCTGTTGATGTCAATAGTATAAAGCACAGAGAGACCCCTAGGAGACGCTCTGTGCCACTTGTTTAACTGTCTTGATCTTCCTCTGTCTCTTTCTTAATAGAAACTTTCGGACCTTTCTGCACTCGGTCTACTTCATAAAACCATGCAACTCTTTCCTTTCGTGCTTGCAACAGCATATCATATTGTTCCTGCTGTTCTTTAGTGAAGCGAAAATCTTGCTCTCGCCATTGTTGACGGAGTTCCTGCATGTGAGGCAGTACGTTGACAGTATCAGTGGGAAAGTTCATATCAGACAGTGTACTTATCTTGGGCAAATTCGTCGCATTGAATGAAATACTCGTCAGAGTTTTCACGCTTCTCAAGTTCCTCACAATCAGCAATCAAGTTGAGAAGAGTTTCTTTATCTTGATTGAACTGTTCCAGGGTGTAACTCATGTCACTCATTTGTTTGACTCTGTTAATATACAGGGATTGATGGGCAATAGTCAAGTTAGTGGACAGTAATCTGAGTGTCCACTGCATTTAGATTGTTCTTTACATGTTGCTCCCAGAATACAGCATCTTCGATTTTATAGAACGTTGCTGTATGCTTCGCAAACCCTTTTTTCTTCGGTTTTTGGTAAATCACTCGGTACATCATGCCAGTGTCGAATTACTCCAGATACAATAAAAGCGTTAGTGACCATGTAACTAACAAATATAATGGTGCGTATGCCAGCAACGTAATTATCGTAAGGAGCTGTTTTGTCGTCACTGAAACTTCCGATGGCATACTTCCATATTTCCCATAACTTATTCACGGATCCTTGTGTCTGTACTGCTGTGATTTGTACTCATCAACATTGTTTTCTCGCCTATTTTTAACATACTCAAGTTCATGCCACTGAAAGACAGGACATACTAACAAGATGTGACTCTTTTTGTGGAATGATGCACCATGTTCATGGCACACTTTATCCTTCACACCTAACTCAATGCTGATGGTTTGATCGCACTTAAAATACACCCATCCCTTATGATCTTTCCACTTTACATAATCATCGACCTGAGGAATATAACGCATGTTCGAGTGGGTTGAGATTAAGTTGCATTGCAGTGTAGTCACGGGTGTCATTGATGTCAACTACTTTGCCTGGGCGTTTGTGGTTGATGGGTGCAATGTAACACTCTTTTTTTGTGTCATAAAATCCCCATATCGTATAAACAGGATCGGAAGTGTAAGAGAAACTAGCGTGATGCTGTAACCAAATAGAAACAACGTTGCGCTTAAAATCTCTGACTTTGTAACTGTATCCCGCAGGTGCTTTGTGAGGAAAACCATCAGGTAGATTCATTGCTCACGAACAACACGAAGACGATTGGGTGGATAACCTTGATCCATGTAATATGTCAGGCGTTCTTTTGCCTGTTCCTTGGTCAGTTTAACATCAGATTGTGGATCAATCAAGTTCCAACCTGTTGTTTCATTCTCTTCGATGCGATAAAGAATATCCATCAGGCAAACTCCGCGAGGTAGTAATCAACAGTGACCTCAAGCTTTGCTGCCTCTCGTTCACATTCACGGATGAACTCATCAATCAAAGTATCAACACCATCGTTGCGATTACGTCCATCATAGGAGTAATACTTTTTGTTTTTGTGTTCCATGTGCCTCCTTTGACCTTACTAATATACATGAAAAAAGGGTGGATGACCACCCCCTGTGACACTTATTCTTGTGTCCTTGCCTTTTGGACAAGATATTCAGCAAATTCTTCCATTTTATCTGGATGAATAGCACGAATACCTGCCTGCTCTACCGCGATTTTCATTGACTCAATGTGTTCATGCTTAAGTTTTTTGTCTTTAGGTAGAGTCATGGGCAATCTCCTGAATGTATTGACATCCTAACACGGATGCTCACATTATCTATGGATTTAATCTTTTCTTTGGGATTGTGTAATGGGAGTTAATGGTTCGATTTGATCCATTTCCTTCCACACTTTCTCAAAGTCAGTGCAATACCATGTTCCAAACTTTTCAGGGGAATACCAAAAGTCTTCCCAATCATGTTGTGTTGCTTCACTGATGTTAGACATCTTGTGTCTCCTGTTTTCTTTTTTTGATTGCCTTTTTCATCATCTTAGCATAAGAGACTTCTTCTGGAGTGTACCAGTCAGGGTGTTTCTTTGCACGTTTGATGATTTGTTTGCAAACTTTTTTATCCTCCATGTTACATACGTTGACAGTATGTAATATTTATTGGGGAACTTCTTCTTTTTCTTTCTTATTAAATCCAAAAGGTCCTACATTGCCTTGGTCAAATGCACGACGTTTTTGTGCCATGTTACAGACAGTTTCCATCACTTTGATAGTGTCTTCGACTGTGCAGTTCTCTGGCATATTACGATGCACGATGTCAAACAACGGGAAGAACTCTTTCGCAGCATTATTCACCTCTTCAGGTGTCAATGGTTCATACTCTTTCATTTGGTTTCTTTAGTTCAGGATGTGGTGCATAGAGTGGTCCCTTATAGTTGCCAGCAAACTCAGGTTTATGAAGTTTACTGATAGCTTCTGCTGCTTCAGGTGTTTCTTCCCACTCCCAAGTATCACCTTTGGTTGATACAAACTGTCTTTTCATAGTTTACCTCCTACAAATGCATCACCGACAATCCATGAGTATTGGTCAAGTGTGCCATCTTGTTCACACTTAAGATGCCAACGTGTCATCGTAACAACAGCATCTTTTGTACCACCTGTCAACATTTTTCTACCTTCTTGTGTCATTGTAGACCACAGACCATAACGTGTTGTCCAAACATAGAATGTTTCATCGATCAACTCTGCATTTTCGGGTAGTTCTAAAACTGCTTCCAGTTTTTTAATGTTGTCAGCGTTTGCTTCGCTCATTGAATAGTTGTCGTTCTAGTTCATATTTAATGGTGGAAAGATGACGGTATAAGTACACCTTCCACTCATTGTCCTCCATCAGTTTAACAATGTCATCAACATGTGTCAAGGCATCAACCAACTTTTCTTCGTTAGTCATTTTTTACGCTTTGCATTGCGAGTAGTGTTTCCAACGGAATCCATGCTGGATTTTCTTTTGCGAACTGAACTTGTACTTCCGTCACTACTTTTTCGAGTTGACGATTGTACGCTTGCCTTGTGTTTTTTACTGGACTTAAGGGATTTGCCGTCACGATTAGATACCTTGTAATCTCTTGACTTTAGTTTATATCGGTCTATGTACTTTTGCAAGTGTTCTTCACACTCAAAGTGGCACACTGTCAGTGCAATACCTTTTACATTGTGATGGTCTTTATTTACCTCCAGTCTCCATGGAAATGTCTGATGAGGAAACAATGAACTGTAATCAGCATTAAGAATAGTTGATCGAATCATTCACTTGCTCTCCATTCTTTACGCATACTTTGATACTCAGGATCGTATGCAGCTTTATCTCTTACTTTTTTGAAGATCTTTGCTGATCTTGCTTTGACATTCGTGAGGCAATCTTCCTCGCAGGGAGATATACTCCCATTGCTTTCATATTTCCGTCCCGAAGAGTGATTGGCATACCGTCTGGCACGAGTGAATCCCATCTCAAGGAATTTCCTTGCCATGTCCATTCCAATGAAATCTTTCCGTCGTTTATACTCACAGAACATCGAGTATATTCTATCAGAAGATTTAAGAGACGCTTCTTCATCTACAAATCTCCAGTGAGCACAAATATCGTTTGTATAAGGGCGTACAAGTAATACGCCCTGTTCCCCTCTGCCAATACGATAAAGTTTGCGAGTTTCTGCATCTGTAAAGTCCAGAGATTTGTAATCAAGATCATAATCAAACTCTTTCATTGTAGACGGTAACGATAATCCCTCAGTTTTTGTACGAGTCGGAGATGATCTACAACTCCTGGTGCAATCTGTTCTCTTGCTCTTGCTACATCATGAGCTGACATTGTTAACAATGATTTGAGAATGTGATCAACTTCTTGCAACGATAGATTCATGTGAAATTAGTGAGGGACTTGTAAACAGCACTTACATGCATGTTTCCATGTATGTATCCTGCCACTATAACACAGATACAAGAGAAAAATACAACCAAGAGTGATAGAACGTAAGGTATTCTATTGAAATCCTCTGGATTGTCTTGCTTTTGGTTTGTCAATGACTTCTACATGTGAAAGAAAATCTTTTTTGTTCCACCAGATGTTTCTTACATCTTCCCAGTTGTCCACTGTGATAGATTCACCGTCTTTACTGACCACTTGATAGTGATGACGGTCATAGAGTCCTTCTGAAGAAAGTGTGAAATACCTCGGATCATTTGGTCGGATTAGTTCCATCTCAGTGATTTAAGATGATTGAGAACTTCTGTACGAACATCCATCAATTCATGGTAACACTTCTGATTGTGAGCACACTGTCTCAGTGCTGCATCAGGTTTAATTACAGACTCGATGAAAATGTCCAAACCACGATTCCATTTGTCTTGTTTGGATTCACCGTCGTCAATCGTGTACTGATCCTTCATTAAAACACTCCGGGTTGTCTTCTTTGATAACGTCAATGACTTCTTGAATATACGCTGCGGGCATGTCAGTTCTCAGCGAATATTCATTGACTCTATTTAACAGTTCTAAGGAACTTGCACAGGATAATCCTGATGCCAGTAATAGTTCTATCATGTGATTACCTCCCAGTGATCATCTACTGATTCATTCATCCAGAAGTGGTAACGTCCAGAGATAGATGCCAAAAATACTTGACCATCTTTCCGCTGTTCAACTCGACATGAGTGAAGTTGATCCATCATGTTAGCGAAACGGTTCTTCGCTTTTGAACTCTTCGGTTTAACACAAAGGAATTCAGCTTTCATAGTTTGATTAACCTCCACAAAGGTAATTATATCAGGATTTAGGATTTTGTCAAGCGATTAGGGAATGGTGTCCCTGCTCCATGAGATTTAGGTCCAAGACCCAGGTAACAGTTGTAGAGTTTGATCTCCATCTGTTGTGCTTCTTGTTCCCATGGTTGATCCTGATATGACAAGTGATCAGAATCAATGTTCTTCCAATAACGAACACCACGTTTATCACGAAGTGTACCGATTACATGCTGATAAACATGCCACAA